AATAGATGCACCTTCAGCGTTAACCGATGTTGCAATATATTGCACAATAGTAGCTAATGCGCTAACATTAGCACTTGCTGCTAAATTACCATCTAAACTAATAACTTTTGTTATACTTGCTTCACTTATACCTAATGCAGTTACATTAGATGCAACTTCTACAACACCTTGTTGAGCAGTTGTAATTTCACCAATAGCAAAGGCAATGGCATTAGCTTGACCGATGACAGACATCAGTAGCTTAATATTTGCCGTTGATGTGGCAATACCTGATACAGCAGCAGCAACGTCTACACCGGTTATGATGTACGAATCGTAGAAGATGCCTTGGAAAGAAATAAACCTTCTATCGTGACTGACTTTTATATTTTTAACCTGATATAACTTATCTCCCCAAATTACTCTTGATTCTTCGGAGATAGTTGATATATATCTTATCGTAAAATCACATACATTCTTTGCCGTGTTTTTACCATCTATAATAGTCTCATTTGATCCTGGCAACTTGCTTTCTGCAAATGCCCATATAGTTGTCGTATCTGCCCAACTCTCCGACGCAAATCCTGTTAATGACCTTGAACGAGTCACGTTCTGAAGGATAATGCGATCCCTCATCTTCCCAGTAACTTCGTTTTTATTATACTTCATTACAAAATTTGAACTCTATATTGGTCTAATAAATACTCTGATGCCGTTGGCAGCTTTTTTACATAATCCTGCCTGTTATCATAAGCATCCGTAACCATCAATAAAATAGCTTGTCTTATTTGTGCAGGTACACCGCTTGGTTCACTTGAATAGCCAGCGGTATAAGTTATGGTAACATCATTAATATTGCCGTATAAAGTCGGCCATGTTTTGCCGTATGCCAAAGAAAGTCTTGCAGGTTTCTCATAAGTATCTACAATGTAATTTGTAGAAGCAAATGTTTGCGTTGTATTGTTTGAATCTGCATATTGAAATGAACTAACAGATATAACTGGAGATACAGATAAATAAATAGTGCTGAGTTGTAACCTATCTAATTTCTCTGTTATTGTTTGAGTAATTAACGCTTGGTTTAAATAACTTTCAGCCGCCTGCCTTGCACTTTGTAACAAGGTAGTAATAAGAGTATCCTCTGTTGAATCATCAACTTTTAAATAATCCTTTACTTCTTGTAATGTAAAAATTTCTGTTGCTGGTGCTGTTGTTACTTTCCAACCCATTGTTTTATTTTTTAGTAAGGGATGGACAATATATGCCCATCCCTAAACACTATCCCTATTTACAGATTCTTAAGGTGCTTAATTGCAGCAGTATTTAATAATTTGCCGTCAAATCTTGCATACATTAGGAAGCCTAACTCCATTTCATCCATAAACCTCTCACGCAATGGCACAAGCACATTGTTAGCCACCTGGCGGATGATGTACTTAGACCAATCACCGAAATAAATGATCTTTGCATCAGCAGCTTGCGTAGATGGAAGATCATTGTTTACAAAGTAGTTGTAGCCTAACAATTTATCAGGTGTACCTTCTCTCAATGATGGCTGGAATAAACCATTGTAATCATTGTCAACGTTTAACTTTCTAACCGCGCTCAAAATCTGGTCATGCATCATAAATGCGGCAGATGGTGAATTACGGTAGGCAATGTCAACAGAATGTACAAGGTTAATAAGGTCACTTGCGGTAAATGCACCGGTAGAAGCAGATTCGACGCCCGAAGGTGCTACATCTCTAAATCCAGTTGGCTTGCCTGATCCGTCACCAGTTGTGAACGCTGTGTTCAAGCCGCGGCCTAAACGCTCACCCAACATAATTGGTAATTCTGTATTTAATAAGCCAAATTCATCATTTGCCCATTCAACAGATACCTTAACAAGTGTATTTATAACGTGAGCCGCAAATGTCTCTCTTGTAAAAGTCATGTCTTGAACAGTAACCGCTCCACCTTCTGTGTGCCAGTTGCCTGATGTTCCTGTGTCATTTACCTTTGGCCAATATAAGGTGCCTGCCTGAGGAGTAGTAATTACACGAGATACCTGGAGCATTGGGCCATAATATGCCATTGTCTTTTCCAACTCATAAGAAAATTGGTAAGGAATGACATAACCACCTGCAAGACCTGTCTCAGCAGTTGTGATTGTAGCAGTACCACGCATCTCACGAAGCATTGATTGTTCATTGCTTGTCAAGTCACGCTTTGCAACAGCTTTCATAAATGCTGTGTGATACTCAGGTGATTTTACAATTTCCCTGGCATCTCTTGGCATTGTAGAAATGCTTTGCTCAACTTGGCTAATAGAACGGCTTTCAGAGTTAATTTCATTCCACCTTTCAAGGCGTGAAATTTGCTCTGTATAATTTTTAAAAGAGGCATCTGCTGCATCCCATTGGGATAACTCGTCGGAGGTCATTAACCTTCCTTCGGCTGTTGCTCTCTTTTGTAGGTCTTCCATTATTGCATAGTCGGAAGCCCGCTTTTCTCTTAACTCTTTAGAAGTCATTTTTAAATTGTTTTAAGTTTGTTTAAATGCAGGGCATTCCTGCGTAATTCTTGCTCTATTCTAATATCTGACTTAACAGAAATTTCAATAACCTTTTTTAAATCTTCATCTATATCCTTTGTAGCCTCATAACTTCTTTTTGCAACCATTGTATCAGGATTAGCTGGATAAGTTACAGGAGAAACATCATATACCTTTTTAATGCTTCTAATAATTCTTTTTGGTTTATTACCAATATTTTCTTCCCACTTCTCCTTATCTACAGTAAAAGCAAAGCTACTTTGGTATACATCACCACGTCTAACCATCTCTAAAAAGTCATTGCCTAATGTTGTATTTGGTGCTTCAAATTCATACTCCATCGCATTGCCTGTCACATTTAATTTTAATGTACCAGAGGATGTTCTTGCCAGTACCATGTTTTGATCATGGTTAAATAATGCTACTACATCCTTCATGTCGGCATTAGCCAATGCGTCTGTGTCCATCTCTTCCTCATACCAACCCATGTCATAGGCAATGTTAAAAACAGTAGCAGTACCAAAGATGGTTCGGCTTTCAGGTTTAGCTCTTAATTCAAAATTTATGCTTCTCTTTTCCATATCAATAGATATACTGTTTTCTTCCTTTAATTCATTTATCTTTCTTTCTGCCCATCCTTTCATGGTTTCTCCTCCCCAAGCATCGTACATAATTGAACCGCAAATTTCTGAACCGTCCTCATCAAAGTATTTATTTTGGTTATATACTTCTGCACGCGATAAAAAGCTAAATGTTCTTTTGATTTCTGATAAATCTAAACCTTCCTTGTTTGCAATTTGATTTGCACGAAACCAACCTACGCGAGTGCCACATGAAGAGCCATTTTCCTCTTTGTGTTTCAGAGCCTTTTTAGCTGCTCTGACTGCTGATTGTGGGTAATCGTTATATGTTGGCATCTTGCGTTATATCGTTTGTTTGTTCTGTTTTGATATTTGATGCTAAAGGCAATTCATAACTATCGCCACCTTCGTAAGGATTCATATTTTCTTTAATCCTAATTTCGTTTGGTGACATCGCCAGTACATTTCTCATCGTTGTATAATAAGATGATCTCGCAGCAATATCACCACGAAGTAAGCCATCAAGATTAAAGCGTGTGCTATATCTATCCTTTTCTACTTCAAAAAATATCTTTCTATTAAATTCTGCCTCTATGATTTCGCACAAAGGCATAATCGTATAGTTGACAAACATTTGGCTAAGTTGCTCCATGTTGCCAAACGTCGCTTTGTCCATGTCCTCTAACAGAATGCCAGGAACACCAGTTATCCTTGCAATGTCGGAAATAGTAGCCTTTTTTGTATCGTTGAATGATGCATCGTTTGGATTTAAACCAACTTTCTGAAAATCCATCCCTTCCTCAAGTATCGCAGTTCCACCTGCATTTTGACTACCGCCAAATGCACGGTTAAAGCTGCTTTTTAGTCTGTCGTACGCTTCATTGGTTAACCTTCCAGGATGTTTAAGAACACCGTTCAAATGCGCTCCATTCTTATAAAAGTTAGCACCATAGTTTCTGTTTGCTATAGCTAAACCAAAATTATCTCTGTGAAGATCAGGTATAAGTAATGATTTTACGCCATCCCATGCAAGGTTAGGAATGTAAATAATATTTTCGCTTCTATATGTTTTATTTGTTTCCTTGTTTTTAAATACAAGTTCGTTTCTACTGTTATAACCTATCTCTACTTTTGTAGGATTAAGGATAGTAAGGCTGTTAATTCTTGTAGTTATGCTATTCCTATTAATAGCTGCGTAAAATGCGCCATGTGCCAGGTAATGAAGCACCATTGTTTTATAAAAGGTGTGTGAAGTATATAGTTCAGAAGGTTCACGGCTAATTATTTTGTAATTAGGATGATCCTTTGCTATTCTTATAGCTCCATTGTCTTGCTTTTCTATAATGTCAAAAGGAATTGAACCAATTACACCTCCGAGTATCTGTGTTGCCCGGTAAAAGGCAGGAAGACCAACAATCGAATACTCATCAACGGCTACACCTGCGGCAGAGCCACGCTGAAACAAAGCACCTAATGTATCACCATTTATTGGTGTAGATGGATTTTCCAGGCTGCTTTTACGCGTGGAAAAAAAAGACCGCATGGAATCAAATATAGCCATGCGGTAAAATTAAACGAAATAGTATGAAAAATCTGAACCTTTAGTAACAAGTTAAACAAATCTAATATCCATATATATTTTTTTAGCTTTTCTAAAAGAATTATAAGACGTGTATTTGTCATCTAAGCCTAACTCATTCCTTTCTTCTTCCAATCGCTGCCATGCTTCTTGATGTGTTTGTGTTTCTGACGTTAATTCATAAAATCTATGAAAATAACCAGATGTGCAATTGATTTGCCTAACTTGTTCTGCATACTCATGTTTTTTCATTAATATCTCCATAATTGACATATTTTACTTTTCAATTAGGTACATTTATAACATTAATAAACCTTGTTCACGTTCGCCAGAAGTATAAATTGTTGGTCTGTCATCCACCATTATTTGAGCGTAAGCCATTACCATAGCAACAGGCCCATCTACTTTTTCCGTTGACTTTGCTTTATCAATTTTAATATTGCCAGCAGGATCAAATCTAAGCATAACATTAGTAAGCATCCATTCCATAACTGGGTTAGCGTCATGAGTAATTTCATTTGATAAAAACAATTTTTCTACCTCTTTAGTTGGTGCGCTCATCGAAATAAAGCCTTGCCCAAATGGTTTCATGTTTGCGCCATCATTCGTCAATTGTATTACTAATTGAGATGCGTTCCATCTGTCAAATGCTATACATTCTATTTTATATTTATTTGTCAACTCTATTACTTTAGACTTGATAAAGTCGTAATCCGTCACATTTCCATCTGTCATTATTAAATGTCCATCTTGCGCCCATTGTACATATGGCACACCATCGGAAAGCGATCTTTCCCTAACATTATCCTCAGGGCAGAAAAAATAACTTTTTATATGTGGCTTATCAAGTCCTGCTTGTATTGGAAAACAAAGAACCAAAGCAGCTATGTCTCTCGTAGAAGCAAGGTCAAGGCCTGCAAAGCATTTCTTATTTGTCAGTTGCTCATTACTTATAAAAAGCCTTGTTTGTTCAACGTAACTATTAGATATCCAAACGCTGGAAGTAGTTGTCCAGACGTTTAGATTCTTTGTCATAAATTGTATTTGTTTTGCTGCTCCTTCATTTAATGCTTTCTGATACTGGTCATCCATGTAGCTGATGTACGGTGTAACGCCAAGGTTAGGATTGGATTTTGTCCAGTTCTTTTTATCCTGCCAGTCATCACCTTCATCAAGGCAAAAAAGCAAAGGAAATACACTATTATCTATTTTCCTACCCTCAAGAATATCTACCATTACTTTACGAAATTGATAACATGGTGATTCCCGGTTAAATCCTGCGGTAGTGGTTATAAGTAACAATGGCTGCGTTCGAGAACCCATACCTGTTTCCATAACTTCTAAAACATCGCTTGTCTTGTGTGCGTGATATTCATCTATTATTGCACAATGTGGGTTAAGGCCATCTAAGGTATCTGCATCGGCAGATACAGATTCCATTTTTGAGTTAGTGTTAGGTACATTGCAGTTATATTTTAATACATTGACTAATTTATTGAATGTCTTTGAATCTGCCTTTAATTGTTTTAAAAATACCTTTGATGTTTCAAACGCTATCCTTGCCTGATCCCTGGTAGTTGCAGCCGTGTAAACTTCCGCTCCAGTTTCGGCATCACATAGAAAACAATACACGGCAATAGCTGCGGCAAGTTCTGTCTTCCCATTCTTCCTTGCGATTTCAAGATAGGCTTTTCTAAATCTTCTTCCTCCGTCTTTTCTTTGCCATCCGAATAGCACTTTTATAAAGAACTCTTGGAAAGGCTGAATATTAAAACGCTGCCCTGCAAATTCGCCTTTAGTATGTCGAAGAGCTGAGATGAAGCCATAAGCACGGTTGGCCATGGCTTCTGAATAACAATACTCCCAACTTAAATTTTCTAAATCTTTTAAATGCCTTTCTACGGCAAGCCTTGCATAGGTGCCAATGTTTAAACGCCCGGAAATAACATCATCAATAAATTGCATTAATCTTTATTCCCTTTTAAACTTGTGCCTAATATACTTTGAATTAATAAGACAAACGCCATCAATCCCCATGCCTCTAAATAATCAATGTACGGTAAGCCAAAAATATTAGGTATTAACCAATTCCACATAAACCACACGGGAAAAGAAACAACTGCAAGAGCGACAACAGAGGAAAGGATGCTGATGGCTGTGTCTTTGTATTTATCCATTAGTTCATTTTTATCAATTTAGCTATTTCATCTTCTTCTGTGTCGCTGCCATCCTGAAAGTAATCTAAAGTTAATCTCGATTTAGGATCAAGTCCTAAAGTCTTCGATAATTCAAGGAATAACTCAAATCCTTGCTTAAATGCAGTCCATTCGGCACTTACCTGCCTTGCACCGTTTGGATGTACCATAACTGCACCGTCTTTGCTCAATATCTCCGCATTGTGTAATAAATGACCAATAGCACGCGCTGCAATTGATAGGTAAATTTCATCAACTTGCTTGCCTGCTTTGTGTGTCTTTAAATGTTCACGGATGCGATTGTATATACGCAATTCACCTGCATCCA